TTTCAATGTCGGAAGTTTTAATTCCATGGCTACTGGTATCCTATTAATAGATTCATCTGCAATTTTCAATACTCGTTCATATATTGGAGCCACTGCATTTTTTGTGAATGTGCTATTAACAAAGTATCTTTGTCGTTTTGCTAACTCTAACCATTTTTTATAATTTTTAACGACATCTTCTATCATTTTGCTAGCAAATCCATAATCAGGAGTAAACCATTTTGCTTCTGCAATTAAAAATTCATTTTGAGCTGTCTGATGAATTGGTGTCAATTGTCCTGCTAGAGCACATATGAAATCTTTCTTTAAGAAATCTGATTGGCCTGAATAGTGTGGTGCAATAATTGGTTTACCAGTAGTTGAAAATTCTAATAATGGTCTACCAAATCCTTCTGCTTTAGTAAATGAAAGCAATGCTTTAACTTTGGTATGATTATATAATGCATTCATCTCAGCATCAGTTAAATCACCATGTAACAAGTATACATTAGGCAATTTAGATCCAGCAAACATGTCCCTGATTTGATTGATTTTATTTTCGATTTCCATTCGATCCATAATACTATATGTAGCACCACTCGTTTTCAATATCAATGCAGGGGCATCTTTCTTGTTCTTATAGGTAGTAAAGAAACAATGCAATGTACCACTTAAATTTTTACGATCTTCACCTACCATTCCTGATAACCAATGTCCTACCGTTAAGAATGCAAATGATTCTGGAATTGAATCTAAAATAGCTAATGGGGTTGTTACAACTTCATTGTTATAAACAGCTTCATCAAAATATTCTGGAATCACTTCTATAATAGTGGTAATTGGTTTATTATGTTGCTTTGCTGTATTCACAAATACTTGTTTAGTAAATTCACTAGGAACAATTACTAATTGCATTGCATTCAATTTATCAATCCATGCTGGTGGACAAATATCACCTTCTGTACCAGCAGTAACGCCAATATTATATTTACCCACAGCTTGAAACTCAGTTGGTACTGTAATTTGAATCCACACATCTGGTTGTGCCTGTAATGGTAATGCAATAATTCTGCTTTGTATATCTGTGGATAATGGTGCGGTAAATGGAGTATGACCCCATGGCAGTGATACTAATTTAATATCCCACTCAGAACCTCGTTGTTCGATTAGGTTTGTTATGATTTCACGTGCATGATGACCATAACCTGATTGTGTCGCTACTGGCGATGCTATAACTGCTGTTCTCATATTAATCTACTATTCCTGTTAATTCGTATTGTTTTTTGTCAACGGTGTGCAATGTGTATTTTGGTCTTGGTTCTTTATTTGCAACGAACAAGTAATCAATTATTTCAATCATCTTATCACCCATTTGCTCTCCGGTTAATCCATTACCTAAACACCATGTACGACCAGCTAATCCCATTTCATTGCGAGTTTCTGTCGGAGTATAGTACCAATCCATAATAGCATTGCCAATACCTTCAAACGTGGCTCTATCATCAAAAATATATGGAGTTTGTGGCGATCCTTGAAGTGATCTGTTTGTCGGGAATACCGGTTTAACCCATACCCCATGTTTTTTATATTTACCGGTATGGTTTGTTGCAAACTCACTATCAAATCGTATCCATTCATCATTTTCATCAACAAACCCACATTGATCTTGAAGACCTCCGGTAACATTGTTAATTATAGGAGTTCCTGCTAACATTGATTCTGTCGAGCTAAGTCCCCAACCTTCATTGGATCCAATGTTCACAACAACGTCAGCTATGTTATACATGGCATTAAGATCAGCTGCTGACAGTTTCTGTTCAGAGAATATAATTTTACAATTAGGAGCCAATGTCGTTGCTACTGCCCGTAAATCGGTTCCATTATCGTCTATTGCTTGAGTATGCATTAACAACATAACTCGGCTCTGTTTATCCGTTGGTAATCGATCTACAAAGTGTTTGAATGCTAATATTAAATCGCCTGGTTGTTTTCTTCTTATATTTCGGTTATTCCACATTACAACAAAATCTACCGAATTATCTGTTTTGAGTTTTTTGAATGTTGCTTGATACAACTCATCAGTTTGTGGAAGTGGTCTAAATACATTGTGATTCAATCCGTGCGGTACAAATCCAGTAATTACTTGGTTATATTTAATGTTATGTGGTACTTCATGAAGAATTTTATTCTTATCATAATCAACAACGCCAAATCCATTCTGTTTAAGCACTTCTCTGTGGATATTATCCGATTGTTTGCTAATTCCCATAATCAAATCACAGCTACCGTAATATGGCGCGTTCCACATAGGATATGGTAAGTCATCCCAAATAGAATAATAAATTAATGGAATATTGAAACTAGTTTTAATTTCATGTTCTAATGCATACAACCATGTCCAATAACGTGGATCTGTAAAATGAAATATTGCATCTGGCTTTTCTTGGTTGATCATTGAAAACAATATGTTTCGATCACCATAACCATTCCATGGAATTAATTTTACGGCGGCATCAGCAACACCGGTTTCTTCTGCTACTTGTTGTGATAGATCAAATGCTTGTCCAGCTTCTGGATGTTGCAATGCTGCACCTAATTGAACCCAATCATAATGTTTAACTGTGTTAAAGATAATTTCTTTACTAATAGTTCCAATTCCCGATGGTAAACGGAAATCATCTGCTAATAATAAAATTTTCTTCTTTTTTGGATTGTTTGGGTTGATTTTTTGTAATGTCGGTAAACTCATTTATTCTTCCTTTATAACTATTTAATATAAATATATCAACCAATAATAACTACTGGTTTTTTTAATTTTGTAATATTGTTGTATGCTGTTTTAAGTACAGGATCCAATGTGACTTCGTTGGTTAATATCATCATGTAATCACAGCTTTGTGCTAATAATTTCATTCTATGATGCAATTGACTAAAATGATATGGTTTACCATAATATGATTCAGGCATCGCTGAGTATAAATTATAACCAGAAAATGAAGGATTAAATTCTTTGTAATCCATTCCAAATTCTATTGCATATTTTCTAATAAATGAATTTGCTCCCTCAGCACCACCAGCCCCAACAACAGTAACCCCATCAGGAAACTTCAGTTTTAACATACGCAATGTTTCCTGAATCTTTCTTTTGTTTTGCCAATTCGTATTTCCAATTACTGCGACCTTTATCATTTATACTAATATAATAATTTTTATTCTCGAATCCTAGCTTCTTTAGGACAATTTGCATAATCTGTTTTAAATGGACAATATTTGCAATTTTTATCACCTTTGCCTGATATTGATAGGTAAGGTCGGTCAGCATTCTTATTGCCGGCCTGATCAAAACAATTGTCTACAAACTCATCAATTGATCTTTGGACTTTGCGTTGTGTTACTGTACCAGATGCTGGTTTAAATTGTTGAATTCTTTTTTGTGGAAACATAGACTCTTCAATCATTTTTCTTTTAACTATAAAGAATTCAATATCGATATTATCCTTAGGAATACCAAATTGTTCTGAAAAGTAATTTTTATAAGCAACTAATTGAGCTGCTTTAATTGAATCCTGTTTTTGAAACTTGTTCCAACCAGATCGGCTAGTTTTGATATCAATTATATGAATTGTGTTGTTAGCTACATCTCGCAACACAACATCAATAAATCCATACCAATATACTGATGGATTCTTTTGTGATGCTTGAGTACATAATTCAATTTCAATTCCAACCAATTCCCAATTCTTTGTAGAAAAATATGCAGATCTCTTTTTCTTAAGCCAATCTAATATTGCAACCCCATCTTCAGCATATTCTGCTAACTGCAACCCATTAGAAAAGTGTGCTCCGGTTTGTTCCACATTTCGTACATATTCATTGCGGATATTAGTTGTTAATAGTTCACGCAAATCAATTGCATCAGCTCGTTTAACTGAATCTGTATACATTACAGTTAAATATGTTTGCAGGGTTTCGTGAAAGGCTGTTCCAAAACATGTATCGATGCTTGATTGAAATGGAGCCAATCCATCTATATATGCAAGTTTCCATTGCTTCGGACATTTTTCATACATTGACCATTGTGAATATGATATTCGTCTCGGTACCGTAGTTGCATCCCTCAATGATAATTTGTATATTGGGGCTATATAATTTACATTTTCTTTCATTTGTTAAATTTAATATTTTTTGTTTTTTTAAATTTTTTTGCAATTATTTTTGCTATTATTTTGTATATTTTCATATTAAATTTAAAAGTATGGTGTATTCGTTTTGGTGATCCTATTTCATGTCCTTCAATAATTAGTCTATACGTTTTAGTTATCATACTATATAATATAAAATAATCATATAAAATCCAACCAATTAACAGTAAAAAAGTGCAACATTTCTGTTACACTCTAAAATTATAATTTAATATCACATTCTGTTTAATTCGCCAATTCCTGGTTCTTTATTGTCAGACAAATTAGCTTCTACGAAATGATATACTTCTTCTATATCGTCAGCTGATGACGAAACATGATCCACTGCCCAACCATGCCCATTTGCAATCATTGTATCAATTTGATCTTGATTCATTTTTAACATTTCGGTTGCTGCGTGGGCAATCGTTTTAAGATTTTGCCAAAACATATAATTATTTGTTTGAGATTCATTTAGATTCTTAGTACCAAATCTTCGCATATTTTCTGCTAAACTATTTTTCATATATTTCCTTAATTTTAAATATAAATATATGAAAATACTATTTTGTAAGTTCTGTATAGTGTACGGACTTTTCTTTTAAATAAATATCTATTAAGTCTTTAGTCTTTGTTAAGTCTTGGTCAAATGAACCTTTGTGCCGGCATCTTACAATGCGTTTAATAATATCAAATTCATAGCTATTCAAATCCCATTCTTCTGCAAATTTATAAAGGCTATCTTTACCTTTATAATGTGATTGTGTGTTTATACTCATTTAGTAACTCCTTTACACATTGTTTTTATTTCTGATTCATTATAACCGTATAGACCCAG